TCTATTATGCTTTCGATTTGATACGGAATATGCTGCCCGATATTGACACCGCTATGAAAATGGTTAAATAATTTAAAGAGTTTCCTTGTTTATTCGGGGAAACTCTTTACTTTTGTGAACACTTTAAAAAATAATAATATGAAAGCATCAGAATTTAATAAATTGAGTAAAGAGGAAAAACTGAAAGTTCCTTTTAAGGATAAACCAACTATAAACAAAATTGGAGTTGGTTGCGCTATTCCTTCAATAGTTTTTTTAATAATGGTTGTTATTTTAGGGACATGTAATGACGCCAAAAAAGGTAAAATTGAAACAGAATCAGAAGCTATAAGCATAGGTCAGGTTCTTAAAACTGATTATTTTGAAATTACTGTAAACAAAGTTGGTGTTGGAAATTTTGTAGATACTGGAAATGAATTTTCAGACCTTAAAGAAGAAGAAGGTTCAAAGTATATTGTTTTAAATGTAACGTTTAAAAATATAGATAATGAAAGTAGGATGATAGTAGATGGTTCATTATTTATAAATTATAATGGGAAAGATTATGAGTTTGATAAATCGGAGACTATAATTGCCGATGGTTGGGGACTAATGTTAGATCAAATTAATCCGTTAATAAAAAAGACAACGAAACTTGTTTATAAAATACCAACTGAAATAAGTGGTGACATATATTACAAGCCAGGAAGAACAGATAAACGTATTATATTAGGAAGTATATAATAAAACCCTGAGCGGATCCGCTCAGGGTTTTTTTATGAATTAAATCCAACACTTACAACCGGTGTTGCCGTTACAGTGGGCAGAACCTTAACGGCTGATTTGTCAGTTAGCTGTACGGTATACGTTTCCTGACTATCTATCAGTTCGTCGTGATCGTGATCGGTGGCAGAGGATGTTGAAACGAGGTTCCGAAAGAAGTCGGATTTTAAGCCATATAGGTTTGCATTAATAGCGTCAAGTAAGTCAAAGAATGCCAGGGCTTGTGTCTCGTGTCCAACCTTGTTGGAAGATGGTGCACGGTTGGCGGTGATGATATGCAATGTAAGGCCCACATCGGCGGCACGTACGCCTTTGCTGCGTTGCTCCCACTGTATGGGTTGGAACTGCAGGAAAACGGCAGGTAAAGCAAATGGAAGTTCGTCCGCAATGTATCGAATATTATTATTCCAAACATCGAAAGTTCGGATAGCTGATTTGGCGTTGTCGAGCGTTGTTGCAGTTATGTATTTTCCCTGAACGTCTAATTGAATTAGTTTTAGCTGGGCAATAATGGATTGATAAAGTTGTTTCCGCATGGTTTAAACGTTATTTAAATAGGTTGTTTAGTTTCTTTTCTATTTCAGTTTTTACGATGTTGTCGAGCTCGGCACTTTGCCCCATAAATTTGCGTGCCGGTATAGTTGTTTTGTTTCCACGACCGGCGGTGGTAGTACCTTCGTTTTGAGCCTGTGCGTAAGCTTTATCGCTGTAGATGCTTACCGAAGCGTTACCAATCGTTTTATATTTAATACTCTCACCCAGATCGCCCGTTTCGCCTGTAAGTATCTTCCGGCTGGCAGCCGCCCCTTTCGTTTTTGGATTTTGCCGACGTTTCACTTCTCTCCACGGTTTTAGAGTCCCATCCTTAAACCCTTCGTTTTGAAAGTTTTCTTTAAACAGATCCACCGCCTGTTTTCCGGTAATTATAGCCACATCGCTTAATGCCGATTTTATCTTACCGGGAATATTTTCGAGCTTTAATATCAAGTCGTTTTGATTCATGAAGTAAACTTTTTGAAAACAATAGAACACAATTAGAAATAATGTATTACTTTTGTGGTGTCTGCGTTGCGCACGTGGACGCCGAAACGGCAAATATGACTTAGGTTGTGTTTGCCGTCCGTATTTTAAGGAATAAATTTAAACATTTCATTGCCAAAAAAGAAGGTAATCCTTTTTAAAGTTGAATACTTTTTAAATTCCGTATTGGCAATCATTTTAAAATCATATTTCTTACCTGAAATTAGAATCACTTCATCCGCTTTACTTGCAGCATCTCCAATTTGGCTAATAATATTTCTACGTGTTTTTCTACCTGCCTTAACTTCTTTCAGCTCTACAAATAATCCATCAGCATGTACATCCGCACATTTTTTACTTTCCCAGTATTTTCCGAAGTAACGTTTTCGGAGTTCAAATTCGTGACTTTCAACTATAGGTAAGAACTGTATATTTTTGTAACCTGCTTTTTGAAGTAGCGGTAAAAATTGTTTGTTTACCGCTTCAAACTCTTTTTGAGCATTGAAATGTACCTGGCATTTTATTCCATTTTCTACCTTATTCAGGTACGCAATATCATCAGGGTTATGTAATGGTCCAAGACTAGGAACGTGTTTTGCCACGCGGCTGAAGTACGGATGTTTGTCCGTAAATATTTCATTGGTGTAATAAGGGTTTCCTTCCAAGCCTGACGATGCTTCGACCTGTACGAGATTATTATTTTCGGTAGGTTTGGAGTCAGTTGTTTTCCATGAGCACTTACAGTTCCATGTACATCCGGGCTGGTTAGAACTCCAAAACGGGTCGTTCATTGGCCATATACGCCCAACGTATGCCAGGTGTATTTCGCGTGGCGTGGCTGATCGTGTGCGTAGCCATTCTATATTTGGGTATAGATGGCGTTCTCCCTGGAACTGCTCCCATTGCTTAACTACACGGGCACGATGCACGGCGGTATTGTATTCGGCTGCCTGGGTACTGTTAGCACGCCCTAATACTATTTTTGCCTGTTTTAAAAACTCATCCTTATTATCTTTTGCGGATGTTTTGGCTTGCTGCAGCTGTTGTATGGTATAGTTAGTTTTGGCCGCTGCCATTCGGCTTGTATTGTTTTTTAGCAAGTTTGATGCATCGCCAATACCCACGTGCAAATTGCTATTGTAACTATTGAACAGTTCGGTTGGCATTTCGGTATTTACAGCTGACCATACGCTGTCAACTATACCGGATGCTTTACGTGCTAATTTTTCCAAAGCAGGAACAAACTTTGGAGAAGATATAGCCTTGTCAATAGTGAGTTGCTTTAGCTGCGTGTCGCTATTGAAGTAAAGTTTTTCAAAATCTATATTAAGCCCTGAATTCGTTTCAGGGCTTATGCGAAAAAATTGAGTTTGGTTTTATCTAACGGTGGAACAGGTGGTGTTGGTTTAGCCGGTTCTTTTTTACCTGTAATTTTCACATTGTATTTTTCATTGAAATACTCGGGATCAATTTCATAACCGGAATCTAACAGCATCTTTTCATACGCTATTTGTTCGGAAGGTGTATAATCAATAGCACTATTCCAGTCGAGACGAACGCCTTTAACCGGAAAACCATGCATAATCATAAATGGAATCAGTCGATTGTTTACCAGGTCACGAATAAAGTCGGCATCGGTTTCAATCACATTTTGTAAGATTTCCAAATGTACCTCGGACTGTGACCGGGAGCTACCGTTGTCAAGCGTCATGGTTGAGTTCAGAACCCCCTTTGACATTTCGGAGTTAGCACGTTCAATACGTTTATCGTAGACGTTAAAAGCATCCCCGCGGGTTGTTTCCTTAATTTCAATTTCAGTACCTTCGGGGAAAAGACCCCAAGCAGCTGCACCCATATCGGATAACATTTTTTCGACTTTTGTAATTTCTTTTGCATCCCGACTGGTAGTTTTGCCAATACGGATAGGCATACCAAAGAGTTCGCCAAATGCATCCCAAAAAGCGAGCATGTTTTTTTTACTGATAGCCTGGGGAGACAGTTTCAAGAATAAACCTAAGCTTTGTGGATCGCCGGCTTCGATACACCATTTCGCCAAGTCACCTGATCGGTAATCAATACCCATTGATGGCAAGTCGCCAATTTCTTTGACAATAACACCATATTCAGGAACAACGTGTTTGCGAGGTACTAATGTTGTGTCCTTAAATTGAAGTTTATCATCAACGGTAATGATATCGCCAAACTGAATAAGCGAGTGACCCCAGAACATAGAATCCAGTGCCAAAGAAATGAAGTTTTTAAACCATTCGGCTTCGAAAAGTTCAGTTATATCCTCCAGTTCTTTTTTAGACTTCTTATCAACTATTTTAAAGGATTTCCGTTGTACGAATTTTTTACGTTGGCTGATAGCTCCTGTAAGGTGCAGGTCAATTTCAACATCGGTATACACATCGTATAAACGGGCACGCCACGGATGTTCAACATGAATAGCCTGTTGCCATGCTTTACGCCAATCGCCAATGTCTTTTTTAGTCAGATATTGAGTACGATTAGCCAATTCTATAATCATGGACTTTACGCGTTCCTGTTTCACGTTATCCATAGCGAGGAGCATTTCAGGAGAAAGTTTCATTTTAGTGGGTAGTTATTAGTTTGTAGTCGGGTATTTACCAGTCATTTCGGTTCTTTTTCCACGAACCGAATTTAACCGGATTTGCCAGGTCAGTTTCACCTGTAATGGGATCGGTATACGTTGGAAGATCAAGTACCAACTTTTTGTGTACGTCTACCAACATTTCAATGACGCGTTTGTAGCGTTCGGAGCGAATTTCAAAGCCCATTCTTTTAGGTAGCCAGGCAATGAGATGATATAAGGCCACATCACAGGTTATCATTACCAGTTGCTTATTACGATCTTCTCCGGTAGCTGTATAGGAGGCTATCATATCGTAACGTGCCCTCAGGTATGAACTTATTTCTTCTATGGCATACACCTCGGCTCGTTGGCGTGTAGCTTCGTCGGACTGTTGAATGACATCGAGTGTGGCAGCATCGCAAACGGCGGAGTAATCTTCTGAAGTTAAAAACATAATAGTTGGTATTTATTAGTTGGTAGTTAGCGAGTGCAAAAGAATGCCAGTGCTTCTATATCCTGAATGGTCATGCCTTTTTTAAAAGTACCATCCTTAATAAGTTCTTTCAGGTTTTGTTTTGACTTGACAAGCGGACGGCCTTTATACCATAGGCAAAAGAATTTAGCACCTGTTTTTTCAAACATCCAGTTTGCTTTGCGGATTGCCCGACGCATTCTGCTTTTTTGACGTTGGTTTATTAACCAGAAATACATTTTTACCATTGTGTGTGTTATTTGTTAATTACTAATTTCACGAATTAATCCCGATAGCTATCGGGAGAATTACACGAATTACCATGAATTCTTTGATGATTGGCGGCGACCAACGGACGGTGCATAGATTTCTGCACGGGTACGTTTCTGCAATATGTATATAGCACCCTCATCAGCATCCGGAGCATCATCATGTGTCCGGCTTCCTTTTTCGAATGATAATGTCTGTTCTATACCTGTCAGCATATCACAGTCGGTTTGCATTGCCTCATTGTACCAAACAAAGCCTCGTTCCCAAAGAGGACTGACGCCTTCCACCCTTTGGAATTTTTCAGGCTTTTTACGCATATCCGGACGGATGGGTAATTGATAGCCGCGTAAGTTCCCTTCAGTTGTAAATTCGTCCAGTATAATGTCCTGAAGAAAATTAGCCTCCATGTAATAATCGCATATTACGCCTTCCGGCATTGATTCGTGCAGATCGTAAAACCATCGTACCATTTCACCGGTTGAGCATTGGCGAACGAAGGCTTTGATATGGTGAAGTTCTGTTCCAACTTTACCCCATACTTTAATGGCTTTATAATCATTCTTAGTTGTACCTTTAAATGATGGGTCACAATAAGCTACAATGCTTTCGTACTTATCCAGGCGTGGAAATTTCTTCCAACGTATCCAGTCATTTTTAAAAACGGCACCCTCGGTAATCGGATTGTTCATGTATTCCTTTTGGAAAGCACGATAACCCATAAAAAGTTCTTTTGCTTTGATACGCAGTTCTGTCCAGAACTCAGGCCATGAAGGTTCACCTTTTGAGTTTCGCACATTAATGCGTAAAACATATACGCTTGCAATAGCAGCTATGCGTGCCAGTACCGAATTTTTACCGATAAGATTACCAACCATGATAAAACGACCACCCATCGGACCAAATGAACCGAATAAGGCTTCTTTTACCCAATCGACCATGTTGTTTACCCTGGCTTCGTTTTCAACCAGTTCATCATCATCCAAGTCATCAATTGCAATATAATCAGGACGGTTTTCTTTGTACCTGAGTCCACGGGGGGATTGTCCACGGCCACGTGCGAAAAAAGCACAGTCATCGGCTGTTACGAATTCACCTTCTGTCCAACTTCCGGCATTGTATTGTTTACCAAAATCATTAATGTAGCGTTGGTTGTACTGGAGCTCTGCCTGTACGTCGGATAATAAAGTATTGGCATTATCCTGAGATTTACCAACCAACACCATCACGTTTATTTCACGCACCTTTTGACATTTAAGCCAAAGAGGGATCATAATATCAACATGTGTAGATTTAGCATGCCCACGTGCCCAAACGAAAGCTGCCTGTATATCCCGGTTCTCTTTTAACTTGTTGGCTGCTTTAGTATGAAACTTAGCGTTAGGAATGACCTTACCGGTTTCTTTGTCGGTGCAGTAATGAGGGAAGTAATACTCAACAAAATAATTGTAATCAATACGAGCCTTATCAATACGACGCTGTTTATCAGAATGTGATTCTGACTTATTGATGGTAGTTTGGTTTTGTACTGAAGTACAATGTTCCTTCCATATTCTTAACGCTTCTTTTTGTTCGGCAGAGGTCATATTACTTTGTTAGATGTTCGGAAATATACAGATCCTGGTACTTATTGATGGCTTTTACAAGTTCCGGGGTAACCTCGGAATCAAATGACTGGCGGTACTGAATCCACTTGCCGAATGCCATAAATACTTCAATGGCATCTACAATGTTGGCTTTTTTGTCCAACTTTTCAATGACACTGGCAAACTTGGACAATTTATCACCTAATCCGGCAAGAACGACAGGGTTCTTTTCTGTATTTGCCTGTTCAATCAGGTTGTTTACTGCCATCAACAGTTTATTGACTAATTCGGGTCGGGTGATGTTAGCTGCCGCTTTGGTTGCTGCCCAGTTTCCCAATTCTACCCACTTACTCATCGTGACAGCACTGACTCCTACCTTTTCGGCAATGCTTTTTTGTGCATCACCCTGCAGATATAATATACGTGCAAACTCCTTCTTTTTTTCCAGTTCTTGTTTTGTGGACATAATTTAATGTGCTAATGTGCTTACGTATTAATATAATTGTGATGCAAAAGTGATGCTTTTTTGTCATGATTAAAAATAGATTTGACAAAATGGCAGTCCTATTTTTTAAAGTGATTTTATAGGTATTTCTTTGCAGTGCAATTAAAAACTACCCCAAGGGAAAATCGGGGATAATTAAGACCATTAAGACATTTATAAATTAATAGCAATTATGGGATATGATGTAGTTATCAGCAATTCAAATTTAAACAGTTTTGGTTTTCGCGTATTGACAAGCGGAATTGACATAACTCAATATTTACGTAATCCAATCATGCTGTGGATGCATAATCGTGCATTCAGAGGTGAGAAAGATGAAGTGCTTCCATTAGGTACTGTTGATAATGTTCGTATCGAAGGTGATCAATTATTGGGAACACTGAAGTTTGATGAAGCGGATGAATTCAGCAGGACTATTAAAGCAAAATGGGACTCCGGAACATTGAAAATGGTAAGCCCCGGACTTGAACCAATATCAAGAACTGATGACCCAGCTTTTTTATTACCAGGTCAGCGGTATGAAACGGTATCAAAAAGCAAGTTAATTGAAATAAGTGTAGCAGATATGGGATCGAACGACGATGCTTTATGCTGCTATAAGGATGGCAAAATAATTACCCTTGCTTCCGGTGGAGACAATGAATTTTTAAAACCTATAAATATTATTAATCAAAACGACGAATCAATGAAATCAATCGCATTGTTTTTGGGACTGCCGGAAACGGCAACCGAAGCCGACATACTGGCAAAAGTTACAGTAATCAAGTTGGCGTCCGATAGAGTAACCACTATGGAAGCTGAAGCTGCAACTCAACGTGAACTGGCCATTACTACCGAGGTAGATGCTGCTATCACTCTGAAAAAGGTAACCGCTGACAAAAAGGATCATTTTATCAACCTGGGTAAAACTTCCGGACTGGAAGCATTGAAAACTACCCTGGAGTTAATGGTGCCGGCTAAAAAGCCGAATGACGTGATCAACCTGAATTCAAAAGGTGAAGTAACCGAATTTAAGAAACTGAGTGAAGTACCTGAAGCACAATTGTTGCTTATGCGCGAAAATGATAAGGAAACTTATTGCAAGTTATTTAAGGCTGAATACGGCACGGAAATTACTCTTTAGTAGGTAGTAAGTAGTAAATAGTTAATAAAATAAACAAACAAAATTATACAAAAATGAAAAAGGTATTAGTTTTTCTTTTGGCCGTAATGGCTAACTTCCTTTGCGGTGGACTTGCTTTCGCTGCTGTGGGTATTGCTCCCGTTATAGGCGGGATCGTTCTTAATGGCGTAGCGTTGGTATCGCCAATGTTTGGTGTACCAGTAGGTGCATTCCGTGCCACTATCTTTACAGAAGTATGGACAGGCGAAATGATAAAAGCCTTCCGTAATTCGATGGAGTCAATAGGTTGGATAAGTAGAATTCGAGATTACAGCCAGTACGCTAAAAACGATGTTATTCACTTTGTTGACCTTGGTGGCGATCCAACTGTTTTAGTAAATAACACCTCTTATCCATTGGGAATTGAAGATTTAAATGATACCGATAAGCCTATTGGACTGGACAAATATCAAACTAAACCAACCCGTATTACTGACGACGAACTGAATGCGATATCCTATGATAAAATGGGATCGGTGATTGAACGTCATAGTGAAGCTATCAACTTAACGAAATATGCACGTGCATTACATGCATTGTCGCCAAGTGGTGATGCAGCCGGAACTCCGGTATTATTGACAACCGGTGCAACTGCACCTGAAGGAGGACGTAAAATGTTACTTCGTGCCGATATTATCGCCTTGAAAAAGAAATTTGATACATTGAAAGTTCCGGTAGCAGGCCGTTGCCTGGTGTTGTGTCCAGATCATGTAAATGATTTATTGCAAAGCGATCAAAAATTTGTGGAACAATACCACAATTATACAACGGGTAAGATTGCGAATCTGTTCTCGTTCGAAGTATTCGAATATACCGACAGTCCTTACTATGTAGTATCAGCCAAAACAAAACTGGCATTCGGATCGGTTCCAGGTGCAACACACCGTCAGGCTTCAATTGCTTTTTATGCACCTCGCATGATGAAAGCTACCGGTACAACTAAGGCTTATTTTAGTGCTGCTGTTGATCATCCTGAAACTCAGGAGAACCTTGCCAACTTCCGTACTTATTTTATTTGTTTGCCATTGAGGAACCAAGCAATTGGAGCCATCGTGAGCGATATCGTTGCGTAACTGTAAAACCAGTGTGCAGTTATCAATTATAAGTTAATTGATAACTGCCACATAATACACACAAAATGAAAAAAGAATTAAGCGAAGAAGAAAAAGCAGCCAATCAATTAAGGTTGGATGCTGCAGCAAAATTAAAAGCTGATAAAGCTGCCGAAGCAACCGCAAAAAAAGAAGCTGCTGCAATTGCAAAAGCTGCTGCTGATGCTGCAAAGGGTAATCTTGATGATATTCCATTGTTCCCTTCAACCGGTTCGGTAGAAGCCAGCAAAACGTCCAAGTTTGATAAAGAGTCAAAAGCCCTTTTCAATGAATATCCTGACAATTCAGCTTTCCACTTTACAAGTGACGGACTGGCATTTTTCCAACACAACGATGCACGGAATCATGCCTCAACATTAGAGGACAAAGAAGTTGTTTCAAAAGTAAAAAAATAAACAAATTCCGTGTGTGTTTAGAGTTTCGGGAAAAAGGGCGAACAAGTCATGACCCGAAACGATAAATGCCAGGATTAAAAAAGACAATATGTTACCACGCGTAAAAATATATTTTGAAAATGGGGCATTAGGCTCTACTACTCCATCCGATGATGCCGTGGTAGGACTGGTTGTTACCGGTGTGGCTGTTGTGGGTAAATTCGTGCTTGGCACTTCTTACCTGATCACCTCACCTGATGGGTTAACCGCATTGGGAATTACTTCCGCTGTGAATGACGTGAACGCGCTCATCTACAAAACGGTCGGTGATTTTTATAAAGATGCACCCATAGGCACTAAGTTATGGATATTGGCAGCTGCCGATACTGTAAAAATGTCGGACATGGTGGATATGACTAAAACATACGCTAAAAATCTGATTATTGCCGCCAATGGAGCAATTAACTTCATTATGGTTGCTGTAAAAGATGCTGTTGCGTATGCTCCTGTCATTACCGCAGGACTGGACGCTGATGTTGCGTTAGCTTTGACCAATGCCCAGGCGTTGGGAGTATGGTCAGCCGAAACGAAGTTTGCACCCCTGTTTACTATTTTGCCAGGTCGCCACTACGGTGGAACGGCTTCAACGCTGACTGACCTGTCAACCGGCGAAAACAACCGTGTTTGTGTACTGATAGGTGACTCAGCAAGTGCCAGTGTAGGTGCCGCTGTTGGCTTATTGGCCGGACGAATTGCTTCTATTCCTGTACAGCGTTCAATAGCACGCGTTAAAACGGGTTCTATCCCTGTAAATTCCTTGTTTATCGGAGCTGTCACTGCTGAACTGGGTGATCCGGATATTATCAACGATAAAGGGTACATTACGTTCCGCACATTTGTAGGAAAAGCCGGGTATTACTTTACGGATGATAAACTGGCTACTGATCCAACTGATGACTATGCATTGATACCACGACGTCGCGTAATTGACAAGGCGTATCGGATTGGATATAAAACAATGGTAAACGAATTGAGCAATGAGGTTCCGGTAACGGATTCAGGTTCTATTCCGGCTCCCATTGTAAAAAGTATTCAGAACGCCGTGGAAGTTGCCATTGAAACAAATATGAACGGCAACCTGGGTGTTGATCCGGGCAATCCAAAAGATACCGGCGTTCAATGTTTTATTGATGCCTCTCAAAACATTGTCAGTTCATCGACATTGATCGCTTCACTGAAGGTAAAACCTTTCGGATATTCAAAGTACATAGATTTGTACCTGGGCTTTAAAACAACAACCGTATAATCATTTTAAAACATGTTTGATTCAAGAGAATACGAATTTGCAGACTTAACCCTGGTGTTAGGCGGCAAGGATATAACGGGTTTCAGGGGTATAAAATACACCACAAAACAAGAAAAAGAACCGGTATACGGAAAAGGTAATGAGCCGCTGAAAATTCAGAAAGGCAATAAGAGTCACGAAGGTGAACTTACCATTCTACAAAGTGAATATGAAACGCTTGTGGCCAATAGCCCGGATGGTTCATTATTATCACTTCAACTGGATGCGGTAGTTGCTTATGGTAATCCGGGTAACGGCGATATGCTGATTACGGATATACTGCAAGGTCTTCAGTTTACCGAAGAAAGCAAAGAAGTAAAACAGGGTGACAAATTTATGGAGTGCAAGCTACCGTTTATATTTTTGAGAAAGAAAGCTCAAACGCTGTAAAACCAATAAAATTAATGACTAACAAAAGCAGTCGGTCAATAGCTGGCTGACTGCTTTAATTTTATAACAAAAATAATAACACACACAAAATGAATAAAGAAGAATTAAAAGGACAGGCAACTACTGAACAGATTGCCGAGTGGAAAGCAAAGAATAAAGATGTATTTTCAATTACTATTGATGGACATATTGCTTATCTGAAATCTCCGGATCGTAAAACAATGTCTTATGCCAGCGTAGGTGGTGCAAAAGATCCTATTAAGTTTAATGAGATATTGCTGAAAGGATGCTGGCTCGGAGGTAGCGAAGAAATTAAGACAGATGATGAATTATTTTTTGCTGCAGGAAGTAAACTTGCTGAAATAATCCAGGTAAAAGAGGCTGAACTGGTAAAGCTATAAAGGAAGGTGATGTGCAGCCTTCCGAGTGGATACGACAAATTAATGCACAATTACGGTATTACCTCCACCTTGATCCGGACAAGCTGACGGATGTAGAATGGGCAAATGCCTGGAAAGAGTTGGAGTGGGTACGTAGTGAAGAGGCGAAAGCTAACAAGTAACGAATTACACGAATTAAAACGAATTACACGAATTATGGCAACCATATACGAATACATACTGAAGCTTAATGCTAAAATGGACGGTATTGTTGCTGTAAATTCAGCATTAAAAAAGACTGATGAACTTTGTGATAAAGCTCAAAAGTCGGCTATAAGTCTTGGTGGAAAATTAAAAACTGCCTTTAGTTCCATTCCCGGAGCTGATTTTGTTACTAATCCCATTGTTGCAGCTACGGCGGCATTGTATGCATCTGGAAAAATGGCAATGAGTTTTGATGAAGCAATGGCAAAAGTAAATACCACCGCTCAACTGACCCCTGATAAGCTAAAATCATTGAAAAATGAACTTATAGGTATGGGAACAAAAGCAGGTGCGGATTTATCAAAAATACCGGAAGCGTACGAAAAGATATTAAGTCAAACGAATGACGTAGCTCTGAGTACTGACATTATGAAGGCATCTCTACAAGGCGCAAAGGCTGGTTTTACTGACCAATCCATTGTTGCCGGGGCTTTGGCACAAACGCTGTCATTAATTGGTAAAGAAAATACCAATGCCCAGGAAGTACTGGATACCATGTTTGCAGCCAAACGGGTTGGTGCGGGTGAATTTAAAGATTTTGCCACTTACATTCCTGGGCTTATTGCTAGTGGTAGTGCGTTGGGAGTAGGATTTAAAGAAACCGCGGGTTTGTTTGCTTTTATGACTGCTAAAGGTCAAAGTGCCGAACGTTCTGCCATGTTAATGGAAAATGCTTTTACTGCCTTGGGTAAAAGTGAAATCACAAAAGGCTTGGAAAAATCAGGAGTAAAAGTATTTAATGCTGATGGATCTATGCAACAGATGGATGTAATATTCGGACAACTTCAGAAAAAGCTTGCAGCATTTGGTAAAAATGATAAAGCAAAGTCCGGATTTTTGGAAAGCATAGGTCTCAGAGATCAGCAAGCTAAACAGGCATTTATGATTCTGTCCAGTGATGGCACAAAATTAAAGGAAGTACTTCATGATGTTTCCAACGCTCAGGGAGAAACGGCAACTGCTTTTGGTTTGTCTGTTAATCCAATTCAAAATATACAGATGCTGTGGTCACAAATTCAAAAACTAGCCATCGGGTTTGGTGGAGTTATCTCTGCAATTTTAGTTCCAGCAATGTCAGCACTATTATTAATACTTACTCCGGTAGTTGATACACTTTCGTGGTTATTTACGGGGCTTACGGATGGTAATCCTATGATATGGGCACTTGTTGCTGCTATTGCAGGATTTACAATAGTTGCAAATGGGGCAGCTATCATTACAGGAATAGTATCAGGGGCAACATCTGTTTGGACGGGCGCACAGTGGCTATTAAATGCTGCACTTACTGCTAATCCAATTGGGTGGATTGTAGCCGTTATAGCATTACTTGTAGGTGGTATTGTATGGGCTATTTCAAAAACAGATGGTTGGGGAAAGCAATGGACGCACGTAACAGGCATGATGAAATCAGGTTTTTCCATTTTTGTTGATGGAATAATGATTGGTATTGATAAAATACAGCTTGGATGGTATAAGTTCAAAAATATGATGGGGCTTGGCAATAAATCGGAAAATAATAATCTGATTAGTCAACTGAATTCAGATGTTGAACGAAGGAAAAAAGAAATACAAGGTGCTCAGGAAACATTCAAGAAGAATGCTAAATGGGACTTGACTTGGAAGGCAAAGGAAAAAACAGAAAAGGCCGGTATTGCAGTTCCAAAAGTTCCGGGACTTACACCTACTGGTGGCGGCGGTGATGGTCCACCAGTAAAACCAAATATTGATAAAGTAACTTCTGGTGGAACCCGCAATACATCTATTACCATTAACCTGGGTAAAATGGTAGAAAGTATCATCTTCCAGGGAGGTGTCAAAGAAAATGAAAAGGATTTAGTGAGCCAGGTAGAAGCGGCTTTGTTGAGAGTATTATATAGTGCTCAAAGTGCCTCCTAACGAATTACACGAATTAAAACGAATTACACGAATGTTTGACCCAATTAGAGATATAAACGAAGCAACAAATATAGCACTCATAGCACAAAATGCCCTGGGGTTTGCAATGCCTCCGTTTATACCTTTTAGGGATACGGTAATTGTAAAAGGGTCGGAAGATGTGGAAGCATCTGCAGAACTAATCAGCCGGTTAGAGTCAGGATTGGTTGAAAATACAAATTGGATAGTACCACTTACTTTTCGTGCCGTCGGATTAGATGATTTCAAGTTTCCGCTTGATCCTATTATTTCGATTTCGAGCAAAAATATAATTACACGTCGATATGTCAATAAATCGAAAACTCGTGGATCAATAAAAGAACGTTGGAGCCAGGATGATTGGGAAATATCAATAACAGGAATAGTTATATCTGCTAATGGAGAATTTCCTGTAAATACCATAAAAGCGTTACGTGCTTTTTGTGATGTGGCTGAATCGGTGGATGTGGTTTGTGATCTATTTAATCAGATGGATATACAGCGTATCGCGATTGAAAGTATTGAATTTCCCTTTACAAAGGGAGTGGAAAACCAGGCATTTATAATAAAGGCTTACAGTGATGAAACCTATACTTTACTGATTTCATAAAACGGCATTTAAAAACTATTGAAACGATGTTTAAAATGTCATGGAAAATAACAATCGGAGCATTTCAGTTAGGAATGATTGAAAGTCTGGAAATTGTAAAGAGTGTCGAGTTATTGAGTGATACGGCTACAATTACATTGCCCTCGGCTGCATTTAACCATGCCTTTGAAATTAATGATAAACTGAAACGTGGTGATGCTGTCAAAATTGAATTAGGATATGATGATAAGTTTGTGACAGAGTTCGAAGGTTACCTGAAACAGGAACCCAATACGGATAACGGATCATTAATACTTAATTGTGAAGATGGTCTATTCCAATTCAGGAAGTCTCTGGATAACATAGAGCTTAAAAATTCGAGTGTTAGCGATGTACTGAATTATGTAAACAGTAAGATCGGTGGATTTACACTGAAATGCGATTATGATTTTAAGTATGACAAATTCGTGATCAACAATGCAACCGGGTATGATGTCCTGAAAAAGATACAGGAGGAAGCAAAACCGAATATCTACCTGAAGGGAACGGTACTTCATGTTCACCCGCAATACTCCGAGATTTTTGGGAAAGTGAATTATGACTTTTCAAAGAACATTGAAACGGCAGATCTGAAATACATGCGTGTTGAGGACCGTAAGTTCATGGTAACAGTTGAGAGTAAAGGTCCGGACGGAAAAGTAATAAAAGAAGAGTCAGGAACTACCGGTGGCGATAAGATGACCATCAAGGTATCAGGTGTTACTGATAAAGCGAGTTTAAAGAAACTGGCAACTGAGGCATTGGCTACTAAAAGTTATACAGGATATGAAGGAACCTTTACAGGTTGGTTAGTTCCGTACTGTGATGCCGGGTATCAGGTTAAATTGGTAGATGAGGATTATAAAGATAAAACCGGTAATTATTACGTGTTGGAAGTAAAAACAAATTTCTCAAAATCAGGAGGAGTAAGAACGATTAAAATCGGTAAAAAGTTGAGTGATGGCTAAAGGATCAGAAGTACGGGATGTTTTACGTAAGATATGCGGAATAGATAATCAGGGTTTGATTTTCTTTAATGCTGAGGTCGTTTCTGTTGATGATGAAACATGTACCGTTAAACGAAACGGTATTGAACATACGGACGTTCGCATGGCTGCAGTAGTTGATGGTAATACTAAAAACTTACTTATAAAACCCAAAGTAGGTAGCATGGTATTGATTGCAGACTTATCTGAAGGGTTAATGCGTGACCTTGCAATTATAGGTTGGAGTGAAGTAGAAACGATTACCATAAACGGTGGTGATTTGGGTGGGCTGACTAAAACTAAGGTATTAAAGACTCAACTGGATAAGTTGACAAAAAGGGTAGATGCTTTAATTAGTGCGATAAATGGAGCTCCGGTGGCAACACCTGCAGATGGTGGTGCGGCTGCACAAACATATACAAAAACAAAATTAGCTTTGATTGTGGATAAAGAGGACTTTGGTAACATTGAGGATGTAAAAATTAAGCACTAATGAGTAAAAAGATAGGTATACAACTAACAAGTAATTGTGAACTGGTGATAAAAGTAGTTCGCGATAGTTCAGGACTGATCATGTCCGGAATAACTGTAGGTGACACGCTCTATCAAAATCAGTATATGATCCTGAAGGCACAGAAGGGCGAATTTAAAGAGTTTCCGACGCTGGGTGTAGGAATTAACGATATGGCAAACGATGATGACCTGAATGAATGGAAAAAAGACATACGTGAAAATTTTGCCATGGATGGAATGAAAGTAAATACATTAACTATTACAGC